GCGTCGGCCTTTGCCTGTGCATAAGCGGCCTGCAAAGCGTCGACAGAAGAATTGAGCTCAGCTTTCAAAGAGTCGATATGCGCGTCTCTTCCGGCTTTCGCGCTCGCGAGCTCGCTCTCATACGCGGCAAGGTCTGCCGCGCGAGCGGACTTTGCAGCCTCGTTTTCTGCGGCCGCAGTCGTTGCAAAGGTCACATGCTCAATGGCGTCGATACTCACGCCGGGGATTTTATTCAGCACCCCGATGAACTTATTGATAATATCGATAGCGCCGTTAATCATGTTTTGGAGAATCGTCAGTACAGAGACCTTCATGTCCCCCATGAAGTTCGCGATTGCGACGCCGGCTTTCTGCCAGCAGAGCTTGAGCTTGTCTACGAGGTCAATGACCCAGTAGACGCCGGTAAAGAATGCGAGCTTGACCGCGTTCCAGCCCACGATAAGCGCGAGCTTGCAAATCTCCCACGCATTTTTAACGCCGCCGATAGATTGAATCCACCGATACATCGCCGCAACAAGTACGCCGATGATAAGGGCAATCCAGAGAATCGGATTCGAGAGGAGCGAAACAATAAGGGCCTGATTTGCCGCGACAGCCAGCCACTGAGCAGCGGCATGGACGACCCACGCAACGGCGAGAATGCCGACCGTAGTAGCCAGCCCCACGAGTACCGCGCTGACCATATCTGCGTTCTCCGTGAGGAAGGCGACGATATTATTCAGCCACGAGACGATGGTCGTAAGGACCGGCAGAAGCTGCTCAGCCATAATGCCGGTAAATTCGAGCCAGCTCTCGGAGAGAAGCCGGGTTTGGTTGGCGTAGCTATCCTGCGTGCGGGCAAAGTCGCCTTGCGCATCGGCGGTCGTGCTCATAAGGTAATTGTACCGGAGCATGACCTGCTCAGCCTGAGACATTTCGTTGTAGGCCGTTGTGATACCCTGCGAGAGGGCATAAGCCTCGAGGTTGGCGACCGACATGTTAATGCCGAGCTGCTTCAAGGGCTCTGTCTCGCCGGAGATACCGGAACGGATTTTCTCGAAGGCGGTCTCAAGGTCAAGGTTATAGAACGACGCCATATCGCCGGCAAGACCGACCATATCTTTCGACATATCTACAATGGCGTCGCCCGCAAGGCCGGAAGACTTGAGCATGGCGCCGATAGTGCCGGCGTACCGCTTTGCGCTTACCTCGTTCATGCCGTAAGCGGCAAGACACTCTTTCGACCACGAGTTGATAGCCTCCGTAGCGCTTCCGAAAGTAACGTCGACGACGTTCTGGACTTCGGCAAGGTCGGAGGCATAATCAATTCCGGTCTTGATGGTATCGAGCGCCTTGCGGGCAATCATCACAAGCCCGATGGCTTTCGCGAGCCGGCTGAAGGCGTCGGTTGATTTATTCGTATGGTCTTCCAACTGGTCCAGCGCGGCACTTGCTCTCGCAAGTTCCTCGCGGGCCTCTTGAATGGAGGCGGTGTCGATAGCCCGTCCGGACGCGTCCTGCATAGCCTCGAAGCTATTAAGTACAATGTTCATCGCCTTATTGATACTCTTGAGCGGGCCGGTCATGCCGTCCGTAAGTACGAGCTGCGACTTGATAAGGGCCATAGGCCTCCTCCTTTCCGGGAATAGGCGCCGAGGCTTGACC